GTAAGACCCGTAGTTGGTGGAGTTGAATGTGAGGTTCGCAGTTTGTTGCGCTCCCGTTGGCGACTTGAGTGTGGTAACGCCAGCCGAGTCGATTCGCATCAGCTCAACTGCTCCAGCGGTAAAACTTAAATTTCTGGAAGCGTAGGCGTACAGCTTTAAGTCGTTTGCGTCATTGTAAACAGTTCCGATTAGAACGCCGTCATCTTCAAAATCAATTTCGCCGCCGGTTGTGCCGTTAAGCGTCAAGCCAGCGTAACCGGAATTGACGTTTGGGGTGAGCGTCCCAATTCCAATGTTTCCGCTCACTATTAAATCCCCATCTGCCGGTGTCGCCGCACTCGTTCCTATGCGAGCGGACTTGCTGTTCAACTGCTCAATCGGCGTGACTTGAGCCACACCCGTTGCAGATGCCGTGCCGTCAGCCGCACCAGCGCGGTCTTGCACAAGCAACGATTGGGTCGGGTTGGCGAACGCTAGGTCGTAGTCGCTGACCACTCCAGCGGCGACTAATTCATTTGAAATTGAGGTGGCGTTGAGCGCAAGCGTTCCAGCACTAGCGGAAGTTGATACAATGAAAAAATTGCCGTTCGTTACACTTGGCGTAAACTCAACAATGTTTGAACCAGCAACCAATGTGTGAACATCCACATAAGCGGAACCAGTATGGTATTGAACCTTGAACGCCGCCGAGCCGGTGACTGAACCCACATTTATTGTGGTTCGAAATGTTTTACCCGCCGTCAAGACGCTGGGGTAATAAATTCCGGCAGAAGCTCCTGCCGTCGAAAATGTCAGCGTATTGCTGGCGACACTTATGTCAGTTGGCGATTCCGCCATTGCCCAAACATAGGCAGCATTGAAGGTTGCTCTGTCGTTCGCATCATTGCCGGTGTCTGCTTGAGCAGTTGCCCACGTTTGGTCGGCGGTTGCCGCGACTTTGTTCGTCTGACTCCCATACTGGTCGGCAAACGGCACGGTCGCGTTCTCGTAGCTCGCCGTTACCTCCGCTGCGGTCAGCGTCTTGTTCCAGAATCTTGTGCGATACAGAGTGCCGTTGAAAAACTGTGTCGCGGAATTGTACTCACTCCCAATTCGCGCCTCTGTGCAACTGTCAATGTCTGGTGAGGTGATAGTTGCCGTGCCGACTTGGTTGCCGTTGTCGTAAAGTATCGCCGAAGTGCCGTCAATTGTGACAACGAGGTGGTGAACTTTTAAGTCATCGAGAACCTTGACGCCAAACGAACTCCAGCTTGCGACAGAGTGAATCTGAAGGTTATTGTCGGCTGCGTTATACCACCCCAACAAAAACCGACCACCATTGCCAAAGTCTATGATGCGAACGGTGTTGGTCAGCGAGTAACTATCCGCTTGCAGAATAAACTCGAAACTGAACTTCGTGCCTAGGTCTGGAACGGTTGGAATGTCAACGTAGCCAGCCGTGCCGTCGAGGTGGAGGCCTTCACCATCTGTGGCGTTAATGAGGTGAGTGATTATCTCACCGCCGCTTGTCGAGCGGTTGTATGTGTAATTGACTATGCCCATCGCTTAATCTCCCATTCTGCCGCTGTAAGCCACGTTGACCTTCCCAGTGCCGGAGCCAGTGCAGAAACTCAAGCCCTTCACATAGCCGGCAAATGTAACCCAGCCACCCGTGCCATCCTCATCGGCGTCACCGGCTGCCAAAATCCCGCTGTAGTTTCCGGAGGTTGTGGCGCATTTGGTTGAACCACTGGCATCGCCGTCCAGAGTGAGCCGGTAAAAAACCGGCACAGTGCCGACATTCTGCATCATCAGAAAAGCCGGACTCATCTCCGTCTGGATCGTTGAGTCAGTCACCGATCCAGTTGGCACAGACAGCTCTATGTTCGTGGTGGCTCCAAAGTTGTGGAGCACATCATTCTGGGTACTCATTGGGGTCTACCTTCGCTTTCTGGGCGTGAGCCCAAACTTCTTGCCGCCGGCTGCCTTGCGAGGCCCGGAGGCCATAGCCCTCCGGCCAGCTTTTGAAACTTTGTTCTTCAGACTCTTCCGCGCTCCACGACGAGCGCCGAGAGATTCATCTTGCCTTGATCTATAACTTTGGCGAGATGGGCCAGATGCACCGGGGGCGCGTCTAGGCCGACTCGTAGAAGTCGAAGCCTTCTGTGAACTCAAACCAACTCTTTTTTTTGCTGCCATAATTTTTTCTCCTTAAAGATCCCACACTTTTTTCATCTGCCCCTTGGTGTAGCGGCTTTTCCAGCCCTTCGGATTCAGCTCAGCAGAGCGCAGTGCTCCCTTTACTTGTTCCTTCGGCGTGAAAGGGGTGACTTGGCCCCCAAAACTGAATGAAGTGGGAACATCGAGCTTGCTCCAGCTCCCTTCTCCGTTCGTAAAATTGTCGAGGCTAGGAGAGGCCAAAAATTCTTTGACCTCTCCCGTCTCGTTATTCTTGTAATCCAATAAAGGCATTAATCGGCGATATACACCGGAATCCAATACTTCACATCGTTGATACTGCACAATACGCCCTCAATATCAGTTGCCCCCGGCGTTAAGCCGGTAACTGCGTACCGAGTCAGATTGGTTCTGCCGTCTTTGTCAGTTCCATCCGTTTTCGCATTCGTAAACTCCAAGAACGGAGTCGCTGTAGCTGCCACGCCTGTGTCACCATTATCCGCCTCTATCGAAACGGGTTTCTGATTGCTGTTCGCGCCGGTACTGGTGTACTGGCGGCCCTTCATTGTTTTACCAATTATTTTATTAGCCATATTATAATCCTCCAGTAGCGTCGATCTCGACCATTTCCGCCATTAACTCATCACGACTTGGGCCTTCCTCCACGACTTCCTCGACAACTTCCTCCTCCGGATAAGCCGGCTGTCCGTTGACAGTTTCCATCGCAATATCGGCCATCTCGCCGTCCACTCCCTCAACAGTTCCCTCTATAGTAAAGGAGACTGCATCACCTTCAGACGGTGAAATCATTTCACCCTCCTCATTGGCCATCATTAACGAGGCCATCGGTATTGTTACTTTTGGCATAAGTCAAAAAGCCGGGAGGGGGATTAACCCCTCCCAGCGGTTAATCTTAGCTATAGTTTGTACCGCTATAGACTTGAGCCAAGAACTTCGGCTGCAAAATTGCTTGGCCGTAGTAAGTCTTGAAGCCGATAGTGGTGAGCTGTCCCAACGGATCCGTCTTGTCCGGCCCTTGGGCAATCTGCATCTTAGGCCCATAAGGTGACTGAGATGCCAGATCAACAACGCCGTATGCTTGATCACCAAACACAAAAGTGCTGTAGGTATTACCCGCCGCGCTATAAGTCACGCGAGCCGTGGAGTTGCCGGCGGCTGTCCGATAGGAGTTGGTGGACTCGATACACCGGATCCCGGCGTACTTGCCAACCTCACCCTTGAATATCGCATCCGGATCACCGTAGTGCCGTGAGCTGATCCAATCGGAGTCGTTCTGGAGATCACGCAACACGCGAGGATCTGCGACTGCCGTGTAGTAGCCGCTCGTCGTTGGCGCGTTGTTGACCTTCAGAGCCGTGGCCGTGTCCAGCAATTCCAGACCGCTCATCACTTGCGAAGAAGTGGGAGCTACCGTGAAATAAGCTGACGCACCGGCAAAGCGGCTGATCTTGTTGGTTGTGATCGTCGTGCCGCCAGTGATAGAGGTATCATCACCGAGCGTGTAGCTGATCTTGTTGTCCAACTGAAGTGCCGCATCCTGACCATTTACAATCGTGGCTTGCTCCAAATGATTGAAGAGCTCGGTTGCCGTCAACAGATCCGAAATTCCGATGACTTGCCCTACCTGTGAAAGTGTACAATTTACATATTCAAGTGTCAATTCCTTGTAGGCTCCCTTGGCCCAAGCTGTGCCGCTTGTGTGGCCATCACCTTCAGTGAGTGACTTGATGTCCGTTGTATTCGGTTCCACATAACGGAAAAACCTAACTGAGCTTTTCCCCGCCTTTTCTGGTAACGCCTGCCGCTTGGCAAACTGATCCAGAACGAGATTCTGCGTAATCTGATGCAGAAGTTGTTTGCTGAAATAAATCTGTAGTGAATCGGTAATGCCAACACTACTGGTATCCGTAATTCCCGCCATAATATTTTAGTCCTTATTCATTTAATTTGTGAGCACCAAGCCCCGCTGATCCGCATCCTTCACCATCTTGAGCAGTTCATTACGCTGCTTTTCTGATGCCAGACTATCGAAAGATTCAACATTTCCCGATTGATCAACAGTGCTCCCGTTCAATTGTGTTTTCTCATTCAACTCCTTGAGCTCCTTCTGGAGCTTGGAGTTTTCCGTTTCCAATTCATCCACTCTGCCAGCCTTTATAAACGCCTTTGCAGCTTCCACTGCATCGTTGATGCCTTCCGGGTAAGTCGCCAAAATCTTCTTTCTATCCAGCAGTTCAGAAACGTATTTGTAGAGCTTGGAGTCTTGATCCTTCAGATCCGGGTTATCCTTCACGTTCTGGCTCAAGTTAGCCTCCCACTGTTCCATCACTGTCCTCTGTGCTGTTAGGACTTTCTGCTGCTCGATAGTCTCCCGCGCCGTCTTTGCCTTTGTGAGCGCCATCTCGGCCAGATCGTCACGGCCCTCCTCCCGGTACTCTTGAGCTATCTGCTCATAGTCCTCGGGAGCGAACTGTGCCGCATCTTTCCGTTGCTGGATCTCGCTGAACGCATTGCTTTTCTGGGCTTCAAAATCGGCTTTTTGCTTGTCCAGCTCAGCCTTTTCATCCTTCACCCGTTCCTTCTCTGCGTTGATCTCCTTCCAGCTCTTGTTGGCCCTCTCTTGGCTCTTCTTTGCGCGGGAGTATTTCGACTTTGGTTTTTCCTCGGAAGGCTCTTCAGCGTCCTTTACGGGCTCCTTAGTGTCCTCCTTGGGTTTGTCTTTAATCGTATCAATCTGCTGTACGGGCTCCTCCGCTGCGTTGTCAGAGGTTGTGGTGCTCGCAGTATCAGTCGCGGGGGCATCACCGTCCAAGACGGCCATCTGCCCAAGTAGCTGTTCACGACTAATTTCCACCTCGCCAGCTCTTACTGTTCCGGTTTCAGACATAAATTCAATTTCTGTTGGGGTTTATCATCCAAGCCAAATCGTCCGTTGCTCCATTCGCTTCCGGAACCTTTTCCGGTTGGCGAACCATAAGCCCGTCGATTGAAGCCAGAGCCCCCTTAAACCCGGCAGCCCATCCGGTTTCATAAGCCAGATTATTGCCACCGGATGAGATTAACTTTTCCATCTGGTGCAAATGCAAACCCAGAAGTGAACTATTTAATTTCCGGCCCGTCTCCGAGTTGAAGAACAACCTCAACGCTTCTGTGTCAGAATCATCCCAGCCCAGCGGGTTGGGGTATCCGTTGTTCCGGTTGAACGCCCGGAGCGTTCGCCATTTCCGTAGTAGTCGCCTCACCATTTAATTCTGCCGCCTGTTGCTGCTCATTGGCTGCTTGAGCTGCCTGCTCAAAAAAGGCGTTAAGATCGCGCTCGATTGCACTGCCGGCCTTGGGATCCTTCTCCTTTAACTGGGTAACGTGCTCAGCCAAGTGTTGCTGTAACATCTGCCCCTCCAGCGGTTGCGGTGCTGCCCCCTCGGCGGATCTCATCTGGATATATTTCATTACCGTCTCGATATGCACCAGATCATCATCAGCCGGCTTGACAACAGCCGGGAAGCCCAGCCTTAAAATTGTAATCTCATCAGCTTGATCCTCTGCTTGACCGGAGGCAGCTATGTCCGGCTCTTGAAAGAGCCGCTTCACCAGTGTGGCATCATCAGCCTCCAGCACACTCTTGCGTAGCTGGGCCTGATCAATAAAGGCGTCACCGTTGAACATCTCCAGCCGCATCATTGCCTTCTGGAATAGGTACTGCTTGTTCACGCCATCAGCGGAGCCGGTTGGCATAATTGCATAGTTCTGGCTCAGCGCCTCTTGGGGAACTTGCTGGGCCGTGTCCAGATACCAGTAGTTTAGATCTGTCTTGTCGTACTGCTGCAACAAGCTCCAGCTCATCCGGTACAACTTGCCCAGACCAATCCTAAAGATTCGCATACGCAGATCTGTGCTCTGCTCGTATAGGCTGCTGACTGCTTGGACTTCAGTCGCCGTTCTGCGTTCCGGGTAGGCAAGCGTCTGGTTCAGCCCGAAGTCCGGCGTGCTGATCCTTTGCTGGGCAATCTCCCGCATCAGATTCATCTGTGTGTCGAAACTGATGGGGGGAGCTTGCTGTGGAACCGGCTGAATGTCATAGGGCAATATCTGGCCCGGTGTGATCCGCAAGTTGCCGGCATTGGGGATCTCCCGCGCTGTCCGGTACAGAGGCCGATTGTATAGAGTCATACAATCGTTTTTTTCGTTAAGCAACTTGCAGAGCTCTGACTCAAATATAGCCACTTGCTCCACCACTCCCCGGCTGCTGTAGTAACCGGGATCCTTGACCTCATACGGGAAGGCCACAAAGGGGGGTTGGCCGTGGTTGTACGGGATCTTCATCACCGGCCTCAGATCCAGATCCGGCTGGGTTGGGCTGAAGGTGCAGATCCTCCACTCGCCACTTTCCTCGCAGCGATAATAAACCTCCCACACTATGATCTTTCCCTTGCTGTCAAAGGTCAGTCCCTCCCTCTCATATTTGATCTCCCGTGTTGCCAGATCTCCGGTGTCCTCGTCCAGTGTGCCGACAATCTGCTCCAGCACTTCCGGGTCTTGGTTGAGTGTCTTGTTCCTCCGGTACGCCTCCACCGAGTAGGTGCTGATCTGGCAGATCCGGTCTGCCGTCTCCAGATTTCTGGTGTAAGGCGGAACGACAAAGTGCTGTGGATCCACCGAGTAATAATCAAGCTGCTTCTTGGAGTGGTTCCAGATCACCTTGAGGATCCCCGTGCCACTCACCAGTGTGCCGTCTATCACGCTGAGCACTTCCGTCTCCAGATTGCTCCGCTGCTTCACCCGGTGATCAAACCACTGTGCCGCTGCACTGGTAAGCTCAGCCACTTGGGGGTTGTTCGGAATGAAGCTGGCAATCAGATCAGTGGCGAATAGCTGCTGAAAATAATGCGGCTTGAGCTTCTCGATTATCGAGTCGCTCAACGGAAAGTGCGCGTCTGATGCAGTCGGCCACGGCTTGCTTTTTCTCCGGAGGCCGTGGTGACGCATCTCATAAAACATTCTCTGGCGTGTGTCCCAGAGGCTTCGGTCTGCAAGATCTTGAAGGACGCTTGCATTTAATTTTTCTCTGTGCATCAGTCGGATCTTATCAGCTCGCCGCCCTCATCATCATCGTCATCGTCCTCATCATATTCCTCCTCGTCAGCCAAGGCATCCACAGCCTCCAAAGCCACATAATTGGCGTGCATATACAACACTCCAACAATCGCCGGGAGGTTCATATCAAATTCCCCGCGATAACGCTTGATCAACGCCTCCAGAGCTTCTCCGAAAGCATCGGTCTGCTCTTGTAGAGACATATAGGCCATAGAAAAAGCCGCCTCCCCAGAAGGGAGACGGCTCCACAGATATGTGCAACTATCTAAGAGAACTATTTCAGTCCAATAACAGTCGCAGAACCAAAGGCTGCCTCAGAATCCGTGGCTGCACAACAGTGATTTGCCACTATCTGCGCCACTTTCGCCTTTAGATCGTAAATTGTGCCGTTATTGGTGAGCCGATAGTCAAATCCTTCAAAGTCATCCAGCAGATTCTCGGAACTGTGGGCATCCTCTAGGCCGGTTTCCCTCTCTACCCGGAGCATTATGCCGCCGGCTTTCTTCACCAGATCCGCCTCGTTGGGGTATCTTACATCCGTAATCACCAGCATCTCCGGATCCGCCACTGAACGCATCTTGCGAAGCATCTTGTCCAGCCAATAGCTCTCCCCCTTGTAATGCCGGCGGAAGTCTGCCCCCCACCATTGCAGCATCGGCCTAAATCGCTCCTTATGCTCCTCAATGTGATCCAGATCCACCCCGGTAACGCCGGCAACCTCCTCCTTTATCTGGTCACCAAAGGCTGCCCGGAGGGGATAAATCCCGTCACCTTGTTTCAGCATCCTTATCAGCTCGTAAACTGTATCCTTTCCGCTCCGCTTCTTGCCCGAGATTCCGATGATCACTTTCTGCCGCCTTTCTCAAGCTCGTATTCCAGATCAATAATTGTATCAAAAGTTTTCTCAATAAACACCCTCCCCTCCGGGGAGCTATGCACCGCATCCCTAAACCCTTTAGGATTCTCCTCCATCAGCCTCTTTGTGTTGTCCAGCCTTATCGGGTGCAAGCAGCCAGCGCCTAAGACGACCACGCTTAGAAGTCCGCCGGTCAGCAGCCTTCCTCTCCAGTTTTGTTTCCTTAACTTTTTTTGCATAACCAAAAGTCGCCTTTAAGATCTCCAGTATTGTTTGAATTATCCTAATCATTCCAAGCTGATCCCCATCTGGTTCCGAATGCTATTCTCTCCCGATAGCTCTGCCAAGCCTTCACCAAATATATCATCAAGCGTAGCCGATCTCGGCCCTTCATCATACAAGTGGCGGGAGCTGTAGCTTACCGCCATCACAAACGCATCAGCTCTGTCCGGGCTGCTGAATCCTCTCGCTCTGCACTCCGCCTTGCTCTCCAGATTCAACTTGCCGGTCTTGGTTGTTGTCACCCTTCTGTTTGTCAACTGTGAATGCAAGATCTCATCCTCCGGCACAATCAGATCCGCCTTCTCAATCTGTCGTGCTGCCGTGAACCACATCTCTGCCGAGCGGTTGGCAAACCGATCCGGTTCGTGCGCTCGGCTTCCCAAGTTGATCATATGCAGCGGCCAGCCCATCTCCTCCAACTGTTGCGCCATCGGCAATCCCAAGCCACCGGCATCACAGAATATCTGCTGGGGCTTCAACCCGGCTCTTTCAAACTCCAGAGCAAACCGGCCACAGCCGG